GTAAGTCCTACTCTGGTGCCATGAACCTTGCCTACCACGCCACGGGTCTGTACCCTGATTGGTGGGAGGGTCATCGGTGGCTTGAGCCTGTCAACTGTTGGGCGGCGGGTGTATCGGCTGAATCTACTCGGGACATTTTGCAGAATGAGCTTTTGGGTACTCCCGAGAATCCTGACAACCTGGGTACTGGGGCTATACCTCTAGATTGCATAGGAGACCGGACACGTAAGGCACAGGTACCCAATGCGGTTGCCAGTGTTTTGGTCCGTCATCACACTAATGGGATATTTGACGGATGGTCCAAGATAGACTTCAAGGCATTCGAGCAGGGCGAAAAGAAGTTCATGGGGACCTCGCAGCACGAGATATGGTTGGACGAGCAACCGCCGGACGGCCTTTTCACTCAGTGCATTACCCGGACCGCGAACACAGGCGGTCACGTGACCATGACGTTCACACCGGAAGATGGTGTGACACCTGTGGTTCACCAGTTTACGAAGAACCGGAAGCCGGGGATGGCTCTGGTTCAGGCCACGTGGGATGATGCCCCTCACCTTACTCAGGCAATCAAGGACCAGCTCCTCAATGTCTACGGGGAGCACGAGCGCGATATGCGGTCCAAGGGCATTCCTGTCTTCGGTTCTGGACCGGTGTTTCAGGTCTCCGATGACAAGATTGTTATTGACCCGTTCCCCATTCCCGATTTCTGGCCCGGTATTGCGGCCATCGACTTCGGATGGGACCACCCCACCGCCGTTGTCTGGCTCCGTTGGGACCGAGACTCTGATACCGTCTACGTCACCGACACCCATCGCCAGCGCGTCAGCACGGCGGCAATCCATGCAGCTGCAATTCGTGCGCGAGAGGAATGTCCTGTAGTGTGGCCCCATGACGGCATGGTTCACGAGAAGGGTTCCGGGGTCTCCATGGCCGACCAGTACCGTCAGTTGGGTGTTCAGATGTTGCCCACACATTTCACTAACCCCTTGGCTCCCGGTGAGCCCGGCAAGGGTAACTATAAGGTGGAGCCCGGTATTAATGCTATGCATCAGGCCATGCAGGAGGGCCGCTTTAGGGTCTTCAGGACCTGTAGAGAATGGTTTGATGAGTACAGGATGTACCACCGGGAGGATGGTTTGATACATGCGCTAGACGATGACCTCATGTCGGCCACCAGATATGCCTTCCAATCACTTCGTTTTGCTGAAGTGCCCACGGGGTCCAGAGCCACCGGCTACAGTCGCTACGGCTTCAATCGAAATTTGAAGCATTCGGGGCTCACACTTGTCTAAAGGAACTAACTAATGGCACGCAAAAGTAAATCGGAAAGAGAAGGTGAGCTTCTGTCGGCAGTTGACCATGAGCTCAATAACGCTCAGTCCGCCGACCAATCGGAACTCAACAATCAACGTGTCAAAGCGATGGAGTATTATCTTGGGGAGCCCTACGGGGACGAGCAAGATGGGCAATCAAATGTCCGCACACGGGAAGTACTGGATACCATCGAGTGGATTAAACCGGAGTTGATGAAGATTTTCTCTGGTGGTGGTGACACGGTACGTTTTGAGCCCGAGACTCCCGCAGATGTTGAGTGGGCGGAGCAATCTACCGATTACATTAACTACATATTGAATCGCAAGAACCAGGGTTTCAAGGTTATCTATCAGTGGATTACCGATGGTCTGCTGCAAAAGAATGGTGTGGTGAAGGCGTGGTGGGACGACACTGTTCAGCGTGTCCGAGAAGAGTACAATGGTCTCAATGAGATGGAGCTCCAGATGTTGGTGGCTCCCGAAGAAGTGGAGATAGTGGAGCAGGACATGATGGAGGGTCCCGAGGGTCCCCTTTTTAATGTTGCCATACTCCGCACCGGCCCTCCGGCTGGCATACAGGTGGAGAATGTGCCCCCGGAGGAGTTTGTTATCTCCCAAGGTGCCAAGTGTATCAAGGATGCCCCCTTGGTTGCTCACGTTACTCAGAAGACCATCAGTCAGTTACGCGAGATGGGCTACAAGGTAGATGATGACCTCTCGGACGGAGGTGATGGTACCTACAACACGGAGCTCAGGCAGGCTCGCTATAGTGACGTTGGCGAGAGTGACCCTGAGGAGAGTGGTTCCGTTGACCCCTCCCAGAAGCTGGTCTGGTACACGGAAGCCTATGTGCAGCACGATTACGACAATGACGGTGTTGCCGAGCGCAGAAAGGTTTGCAAGGTTGGTTCCACTCTGTTGGCCAATGATGAAGTAGATTGTGTCCCCTTTGCCGGTTGGACGCCCATCATCATTTCGCACCGCTACGAAGGCCTGAGCATGGCCGATTTGGTAATGGACCTCCAGCGGATTCAATCGCAGCTTCTGCGGAACATACTGAATAACCAGTATTTGGCCAACAATGGTCGCTACGCCGTAATTGACGGCATGGTCAACATGGACGACCTCTTGAGCTCTAGGGCTCACGGTGTGGTGCGTCAGAAGATGGCCAACGCTGTTCAAAGGTTGGACACCCCTCAGTTAGGTCCGGGTGCTTTCCAGATGCTCGACTACATGGACCGTCTCCGGGAGAAGCGTTCAGGTGTCTCGGAGCGTTCTCAGGGTCTGGACCAAGGTCAGCTGGGAGCAAACCAGGCGGCCAGTGCCGTTAATCAGGTGATGACTGCGGCCCAACAAAGAATTGAATTGATAGCCCGCGTGTTTGGTGAGACCGGGCTAACTGACTTGTTCCAACTGTTGTACAAGTTGGTTATCCAAAATGATAGCAAGAAGTCTATCTTTCGCCTCCGGGATAAGTACATTGAAGTTAATCCCTCCGAGTGGAAGGACAAGGCTGACACCAGTGTTGTGGTGGGTCTGGGTAATGGTTCTCGGGAGTCCGAGATGATGCAGTTGCAGCAGGTATTTCAGGTGCAGCAGCAACTTTCAGCTAACCCTCAGTTTGCCACCATTGTGAATTCCTCTAATGTGTTTAACACGGTTGAGGACATGGTCAAGGTCTTCAATAAGGCCAGCGCCGGTAGACACTTTTCGGACCCCTCCAGCCCCGAGGCACAGCAGGCCCAGCAACAGGCTCAGCAGCAGGCACAGCAGCAGCAGCAACAGATGAGCCAGATGCAGGCGATGCAGATGGAGATGGAGAAGCAGCGCTTGCAGATAGACAAGATGAAGACTGAGGCCACAGCCCGGTACCAAGACCGCACCGCTGCCGTGAAGGAAGGTGAGCTTCAGGAGACCATCGAGAACAACGATGACAAGGTTGCTGTTCAGACGGCTGAGCTCGAGATGGAGTATGAGTTGGAGAAGACTCAGGGACGCGGCGTATCATTGGGGAGTAATTGATGACACTTGAGGAACAAAGGGCAATCATAGAGATGGGGCGCAACGCGGAGGCCCTGAGAGAGAACCCGGCACTGGAGGCATGTTTTGCTAGTACCCTTGATGACTTGTTTCTGAAGTGGGCCTCAACCGAGGCAGGTGACGTAGAAGAGAGGGACTTTCTGTGGTCCACGGCGCAGGCTCTGCAAGCCTTCAAGGTTACCGTTGATATATTTATTCAAGAGGGCGCCGTAGAGCGCCGCAACCGAGACGAGGATTCAAAATAAATGGAGCATTATACAATTAGTTCAGACCTGATGGACGGTATATGTGATGCTTTGACCAGGCTCCCGTACAGAGAAGTTCAGGGCATCATCATTCAGCTGTCCCAAGAGATAGCGGCCCAAGAAGTAGAAGAACCCCAGCTTATCACGAGGAACTAAATTATGACAGACGAGAATTCAACTAGCGAGTCAACCGACAGCAGCCCAGCGATGGAACTGTCACCTGAAGACAAGCTAATGGAAGCGCTGATGGAACCTAAGGACCCTGTAGAGGACACCCCTGAGGAACCTGAAGCAACCTCTGCGACGACCACAGAAAATGCGGTATCAGAGGACATCACCGAGGTAGTTGATGAAGACCTAGAGGAAGAGGCTGAATCAGAAACTGAGGGTGAGGAAGAGGACGACGAGACTGAGGAACCTGAAGAGGCAGTTGAGGAACCTGACACCGAGGACGAGGACGCAGCTACTGTTGTCTACACGACTCCGGACGGTGACGAGGTTACCCTTGATGAGCTTAAGCGGGGCTTCTTACGTCAAGCGGACTACACTAAGAAAACGCAAGAGATTGCTGAGTTGCGGGACCAGGCCGCGCAGTCATTTCAAGCGTTAGAGCAGCACAACTCCACCGTAGCTGAACACCTTTCACTGGCATTAACTGTCGTGGAACCTCAGCTGGCGGAGTTAGCGCAGACCGATTGGGATGCCCTAGCGTCCGCTGACCCTTATGAGTACGCCGAAAAGAAGGCACTCTATGAGCAGGCCAGTGTTCGTTATAACAGTTTGCAGCAGGCCGCGCAGGCTACCGTGGAGCAAGACAAGGCCCGGTTAGCTCACGTGAACAAGCAACGAGTGCAAGCTGAGCAACAGAAACTTCAGATGGCCCTTCCTGACCTTGCTGACCCAAAGCAGGGCCCGAAGTTGGCACGAGCTATTAAGAACTATGCGCTGGAAAGTGGCTTGTCCGACAAGGAAGCGAGTAACATTACCGACCACCGACTTATCGTCATGCTGAACAAAGCGCGGCAATTCGATGAGTTGAGTCAGTCTTCGTTAACAGCTGCCAAGAAGAAGATTTCTAAATCCCCAAAGAATGTGTCACGTGCTGGTCAACCTTCATCTAAAGCTGAACAAAACAGCAAACAAGTTGCAGAACTCAGGAACCGTGTCAGGAGCTCAGGGAGCGCCGACGACCTAGTAGAACTGCTCTTAGCCAACTAGGAGAAATACTCATGGCTACATTAACAACTGTTACAAACGTCAACCCTAACAGGGAAGACCTCAAGGACTCGATTTGGGACATTAGCCCCGAAGAAGTTCCTTTCACCTCCGGCTGTTCGCGCATGAGCGCAGACGCCACCACTGTTGAATGGCAGACCGATTCGCTGGCAACAGCTGTTGGTACTAACGCAGCTGCTGAAGGCGCGGACGCTCCTGCGGCAACCGGTGATGACACCGACCGTCTCAGCAACCAGACTCAGATTCTGACCAAAGCGGCTCAGACTTCTGGTACCGTTGAAGCTGTTGACAAAGCTGGTATGGCTAAGCAAATGGCTTACCAGATTGTTCGCCGGGCCAAAGAAATCAAGCGTGATTTCGAAGTCTCCTGTATTGGTGTGAACCAAGCAGCTGTGACCGGTGCCACTCGTCGCCTCGGAAGCTACCAGGCTTTCTGTAAGTCCAACTCTTCTGTTGGCGCCACAGGAACCGTTGGTGCCGTAGGTGTTGCCTATACCTCTGGTAACGCTCGCCCGTTTTCCGAGACTCTTTTGGCCACTGCCATAGACGCTGCTTTTGTTGCCGGTGGAAACCCCGACACCATTATGCTGGGTGTTACTAACAAGCGTCTGCTTAACGCATTCGCCGGTTCCACCGCACTGACTGCTTCAGGTGCCTACGCTGTTCGTGATGCGAAGGACAAGAAGATTATCAATGCTGTTGGCATGTACGAGTCTGACTTCGGTGTAATGAAAGTGGTCCCGAGCCGCTTCATCAAGACCGACACTGTTGCCGTTTACGAGAAGTCCTTCTGGGGCATCGCGGAACTGCGCGGTATGTCAACTGTCGAGCTTGCTAAGACTGGCGATAGCCAAGCTAAGCAGGTTATCTATGAAGCCTCATTGGTTGCTAAGAACGAAGCTTCCTCTGCTGGCATCTACGACACGCTGGGCTAAGTCTCACTAGAGGCTGGGTTGCCCCCGAATCCTTAGGGCCTAGGGGGCTTTTTCACTGAGGTTTATTAATGAAAGCATTCCACCAAGAATACAATCCGTACACCGATGCAGTTGACCAATACTTCTGGGACGACAAGACCCAAGATATGCGCATACAGACTAAGTTTGATTGTTCCGCTATCCTAGAGTCCAACAAGAAGCTGGCCAATGCAACTATAGACGGGCGGTTTGGCCAAGGTACTTTCCATCACGTGGCGGAGATACCGAATATTTTCATTAGTAAACTTCTCAAAGAACACAATCTGGACGTTATGTCTAGCGACCCCTCGGAACAACTGAGGCTTCGTAAACTGTTAGAGTCTCCTGAGTACAGGTTTCTTAAGACAACTACGAAGAAACTATGGCGTCCTAAGGGGAGTAAATAATGGCGAAGGAATTTGTGGTACTCCGAAACGGTTTGTTTGTGGATGCTAGGGTAGATAGCAAGCAAGACGCTGAGGCCCTCTGTACCACACTGTCGATACAGAACCCTCGAGCGACCTATGAGTATGGTAAGATGGACAAGAAATAC